CTATCGAAGATAACGTCGAAAACGTCGTCCATCATCGTTTCCGTCGCCCCCTCAACAACCTCGTTGACCTTGGCCTGGACCCGCTCGGAAGACGCATTCTCAACGTACTTCTGGGTCATGCCAAGTGACTTACCGTACTCCGTCGTCCGGATAGTAAGCTCGTTGTAGTTGGGCAGCGACGTATCGTTCTGGAAACCAGGGAATTCACCCTCGGCAAGCGGCTCGAACTGGTCGGGCCGTGCCTCATTGATCTCCTGAATAAACGTCTGCTGGTCCATTTCCTCGACGAAAACGTCAACGAAAGGAACGTCAGCTTCGTTATTGAAGTATTCAACAATCTGTTCCGCATTCTCAACAATATCGGCCAGCGGAACGTCGTCAGCCGTGTAGATCTGTGGTTCTCGTGCAGACATTATTAGAAAATATTAGCTATCTAGGCTTTCGTCTCGTAATCAAACTCAACGTCAACAAAGACGGAGTGAGCGTCAACAGCAACGCCAAGCCGCTGAACAAGCTCGCCACTCGCGCTCGGGGCAGTCTGCGTCAGACCGCCACCGACACCGAGGTAGACCGGCTCGTTCGGCGTAAAGTCGGTATCCTCGTCGACGTTCTCAACGAAAACACCATACGAGACATAGGTCGCCTCGTCACCGACAAGCGTGTAGTCGTCTTCGCGCATCTCGCGGCGAAGCTGGCGCTGCTCAATGTAAGCGTCCTGGAAGCCAGAGACACTAACGTTCGAAGGGTCCTGAACTTCTTCGAGCAGGAACCCAAGAGCAGGCTGCTGAACGCCAGCGTCAGCATCAGCAACAACCATTTCCGTCTCACCGCTACCATTCTCAGTCAGACCAACAACGTCACCCTCAGAAGCCTTGACCTCGATTGTCTCACCGTCGCGGTTCAGTGGGTGGTTGCGAGCCTTCGAAAAGTTGAAATCAGTCATGTATAATCACTCCAGAACAGCGCCGCTAATCTCCGAGAACGCCTCTTCAACAACTTCCGGAGTCCCGTCCTCGCCGTGGGTCCTGCCCCGAGTGCCACGGTCTTCAAACTCAGAGCCACCATCACCGTCACCGTCACCGTCGCCGTCACCGTCGCCGTCGCTAGCTCCTTCGTCACCGGAAACAGTCTCTTCGAAGTCGGCAATCAGACTGCGCTTCTCCTCGAACGGGAGGCTCGACGCAGCATCTTCCGACAGAGAAGTCTTCTCGGAAACCTTCTCAGTCAGCTTCTCGTCATACTCATTAAACTCTTCAACAGTATCGACAACATCTTCGAACGTGTCGATATTAGCAGACTGAGCTTCGTTGAACTCTCGAATGAGAGCAACAAGCTCATCGAACTCCATGTCGTCCAGATCGTCTTCAACTTCGACCTTGCGAAAATTCATAGTAACTAGTAGTTTTGTTTATAGCCGGTGTCAGAGGTGGACACCAAAACTGCCAAACTTCAACGTACCTCTTTCATCAACTGGCGATAAACAGAACGCCAGCCTCGGAGGTATCTTCTTCATAACTGACTAGCCCTCCCTCGTCGTAGCCTCCAGGGAACGGGGTAGTCGAAAACTCTCGAATACGAGCGTCAGTTAGCTCGATCTCGCCATCGTCGTTTTCCTCATACTCATAAGAGTCATTGAGTCCAACAGAGCCATCAGTGATTGTTGGTGGCTCGAACGTGAGCCGATTAATCACCTCGTCATGGGTCTGCGAGCCGGTATTGTAAACTCTCGCCATGACCATCAACGTCTCCGTATTCTCGTTAAACCACACATCTTTCACAAACCCAATCTGAGAAAGCGTCTTCTTTGTGTGGTCCATCATGTGCGGAGGATTATTCGAGTAGTCTTTTTCAGCCAAATTCTTCAGAAAATTGCTTGTAATCCTCACTCCATTACGATTTTCTGGAGGTCCAGGTGTCATAGCCTCGTAGACAGCATCAACGGAGACTAGATCGCCTTCATCATTGACGTTCTTCCGAATTCCGTACTGATTAAACTCGGAAGCAATCTCCTGTCGTTTCGGAGGAACAGTTGACGCAGCAAACGCAAGTTCCTGGCCGTCACTGAAGTCAAGAGAGTTTTCTTGGCCTGGGTTTGGCTCTCCACTCGGCATACCATCGAACGGATTGTACGACCAATTGAGCATACTGACAGCCCACTCAGATGGACAGCTACCCTTGCCGCCTTCAGCCGGGCTATCCGGACGCTGACTTCGCATCCGGCTTACAAACGACACGGTTCGTTTCGCGTCGTCAATGTCTTTCTGAGTCCAGTCAGACTTGTTCTTTTCCAGCAGCCGGAGATTACGATCTCGGACAGCTTGCGGGTCGTTCGATGCAATGTCCGAACATGGGTTATCACCCCAGCGTTCAAGCTGAGATGCAGACATATTGACTGCATCTTCCCACTTCGAGTAGACAGAATCAAGCTCGCTCTGGTCCTCAGATTCGAATGTCATTGAGGTGGCCGCGCCCTCAATGTCACTGGCCTCTTGCGGTCCAGCCCAAGAACTTAGCCCACTTTCAGGCTTGGCAACCATCTGCCCGGTAAACGAACCGGAATCAGTGTCGTATTCTTCCATCTTGTAGACGTTCTCACCATCATCGCCGCTGATCGTGTTTCCGTCTACCGTGAACGAATCCTTGGTCCTGTCACGAACCTCGCCGTAGACTTCTGCCCCGCTGTATGTCCATGAAACCCACTCTCCAGAGCTATACTCATACGAAGCAAAGGTTGTGGTTACAATTTCTAATTCAGACATATTAGATAGGAATAAAATCGAGCGCCCAAACGCCAATAAAAGTGCCAGCAGTTACAATCGCACTCAGAATAATCTCATTCCTCCGGCTCCGATTGTCAACTGCCTCAACTTGATTCTCAAGTGGCTCAACTCGTTGCTCAAGAATCCGTTCCAACATTTGATTTGTTTTCTTTGTTCGTTCGTCCACTCGTGCTAGAACTGCTGCCGTTTCCGAGGTCTGGTCAAAGACCATATCTCGGTTTTCATCATCTGTAGAATTGTTCTTACTCATACATCTGTATCTTCAGTCGGGGACTGCTGTGGCCTATCTTGGTCGCCTGAATTATCCGTAGAAGCGTCTTCACGACTCGTTACTTCTCGACCAGAACTTTGTGCGCCTCCGCCAGTGTCGCTTGGTCTTCCACCATCAGGATTCTGCGCTGCATCTCCAACCGATTGTTCCTTGCTTGAAAGCGATTGGAGAACCGGGATAATATCTTCATCTAACGTCTCCATCGACGGTAGCTCTTGCTCGGGGTCAATGCCAGCCCGCTCTGCAAACGCCTTCCGAGTCAAGAATCCAGTGTTGAACAGCTTGATGAGCTTGTCAATTTCAAGCCGATTTTCGGCAGAACTGTGCTCACCAAACTCAAACTCAGGGATTAGCCCGTCATAATTTTCGAGATCTTGGCCTAAGACAGACTCAACAAACAACGGGCGGAAAATCTGTTCCTCGACAGCCTGCTTGATAAGACTCTGATGCCGCTTAATTCGGCGCTTAAACGCCGGCATCAGAATTTCAGCAGACCCACCTTTGTTATCGAGGTTTGCTAAGACAGCAGGAACGCCAATTCCAGTTGTAATCCGGCGCTCGTGGTGCTTGAACGTTTCTTCCAGGCGCATTGCACCCGCGCTCGAAGTCGTCGACGTGGTACCGACAACCTCCGCTTCAACGTCATGCGGGCCAGCAAGCATCGAATCTGGCTCAATCTTCTCGGTTTCCTCCAGCCAATTGTCTATTTGTTTCTCGCTCCACTCCTGGCCTTCAGTCCCACACTTCCAGAGAATCGGTGGGTATGCCTTGGACGCGACGAACCTTGCATAATCAATCTCCATGTCGCGGAGAATATCAGCCTGGGTCTGGATGCGCTGAATATTAGACCTTCCAAACTTCTCAAGCGGGTTTTTATTGAAATAAAATTCAGCAACCTCGTTTGGTTCATATGTTTTTGCATCATCAGCAGTTGGACCGCTGCCATTAGGAGGTTCTAAGATGTATTCTTGAACAATTCCGTATTCATCGGTAAAAATATGCATCCGACCAGGCGGAAGCAGCCGAGGTTTGAACTGTCCATCTTCAACCACCAACTCCATAAACCCATGACCTTCGACCTTGCCGTTTTCGACCCAATCATGGAACTTGCGTTCAAAATCAGAGTTTGCCAGCAGACGCCTGAACGCAGCTACATCATCCGGGTCTATTTCTTCGTCAGTTCCGGCTATTTTTCGTTCAGAAACGTTGTATCCATCAGCAAGCAGCCAGTCGAGACAAATATCAACCGAGTGACCGACATGAGGATCAGTCGTATACAGAAGCCTGTTGTCCTCAAACTGGTCTTTTGGCGGTTCGTGAGTCCGTTCGTCGTTATACGACCGACCTCCGCCGCTGCTACTGTCGTTTTTCTGGACAACAGCGCCTTTTGGAGAGTCAACTACAAACTCTGGCGCATCTTCTGGAGCATCAACAAAATTAGAATCTTCAGAACTCATAGATTAGTGTCATTCACGGGCGTGTCGGCGCTGATAGTCTCGTCTCGGTCCGTTGCTGCTGGTACTTCCCCGCGTGTGGGCGACAACCTTCGAGGATTCTTCCGGAGACGTATTCACTTCGAGATTAGGAGCGCCAGCAGAATTGCGCTCAATGTCACCCGGACTCGGCTGTTCTTCCTTCTTTGTAATATTCTTGTCTTCAGTATTCAGATTCGGCGGATAAGCTGCTAACGCAAATGAAACTGCCAAATCGTCCTTGCCCTCCGGCGCGTGATCCTTGCCGCTGAACCTTGCCGTCGAACCTTTAGTCGTCTTATCTTTAACAATCGCTAGGAGCTGATCTCGGAGCGTATCATTATCGTCGTCAACCAGCGTGATCTGCCCATTGTGGAATCCGTAGTTTACGTCTCCCCACATATCCGCAATCGCTTCTCGGTCGCTGAAATTGACCGAACTTACTCCACGTCCGATCTTCTCTCGGATCTCGGAATCGAACCCTTCACCGATATTGGTCGCGTCTGTAACCACCCTGTTAACGTCATTTGCTACGTACAACTGGTGGATTCGTTCGGCAATGGCAGACGGGTTTCGAGCATTGGCTGGCTCAATGCCAACATCTCCAAGCAGTGAATCAGTTACTATCTCTATATAGCGAAGATTCCGCTTAGAACCCTTGTGCTCGACTATCGTAATCGCAGTATCGTCCTTGCCGCCGCCTGCAATATCCACGGCCATGACAACCTTTCCCGAGCAAGCTGCCGCTGCGGATGGGCCAGACAGGTAACTATCACGAGCACCCTGACTAAGCGCAGCATCAACCGTCTGCT